CCATAATAGTTGCACCTACCTGCCGACCCTTAAGTATTACAGTTGGCTTAGCCTTTTTATTCTCTGCTTGAGATGCAATAGTACGCATTGCATCAGCCATATATTTGTACCCTGATCCAGGAGACATATTAAAAGCTTTGCCATCGATTGTAAGATGATTTTCTGCAAAAGCAACTGGATCAAACCTAACTAATTGTTCTTTAAGGCTGTTAAATAAATTCAGATTGTCTTGTTCTTTCTTGCTTACCATATAATTTCCCTTACATATTAGTGATATGCTCAAATAATGGTTGCATATCACTTTGATGGTCTGCTTTTTGAGGAGAACCCATGTATGGAGCAGGTAAGCTGAAGCTCATATTATCTACCGGATTGTTCTGCCTACTAACCGCAATAGACTCATTAATGAACTTCTCCAGGTCTCTCAATTTTTCAATACCGTATTTCTCTCTCAATGCCCAAATTACAGCCATATCATCTACGCCACCCCTGTGCGAGGTGAAGAAGTCGCTAATAAATTGATCTACATTTTGCTTTAGCTCAAGATCTTTTTTTTTTGAAGCCGCTTCTATAATCATAGTTTTGGATAGAAAAAAGTTCTCTTCAGCCTGAACTGGTTTAGCAGGCTGTTCACTTTCAATTTTTTCAGGCTCGGCAGATTTAAGCATGTCTAGCTGCACTCTAGCCTTCAAGTCCTCAACCATACTATCTACTGTGTGAGACTTACCAGTCTTATCATCAATAAGGTTTGAAGATACATTCTTCTCTGCCTCATTATGCATCATCTGGTCCATGAAGTTGGTGACCCAATCTGCCTGAACTTCATTTCGCCAAGATTTTACTGTATTAGTTCGTCTTGCCGAATCAAAAATAGGACTATCCATTAACTTTTGGATTTCATTGACACCATTTTGAGATAATTGAAGATTTGTCATAGGTCCCTCTTATGCGTAGTACTCAGTAGAAAATTCAACATTCTTCATATCAAATTGGTTTGGAGACTCTTCATTAAGTCTGCCAAGATCAACTTGAATACCAGTACCACCGATTCCCTTCTGTTTAAGAACTTCATGAATACTTAGTTGCTCTCGGTCAGTAAAGTCATACTGCTCATTTAACTGGGAGTATACTTCTCGGATATCCTTGCCATGCGTAATCTGGGAACGAATAAGAAGTCTTGTAATGCTGTCAATGAATGGATCTATATAAGTGACCATGTAACTGGCTTCTTTAGTCAACCCTTGTTGGTCAGGTCCTACAAAAGCCTGAACTTGTTTGTCAGAAGGCTCTATTACCTCGACTTTAACCATAAGTTCGTCATCACTGCCATCTTGAATGGATGCATAGTATTCAACATTGTTGGAACCAAGTCGAGCAACAATCTTTTTGCCCATACTCCAACCAGCTTTCTTTCTACGACGCTTCTTAGTAACTAGGCCATCATAAGCTGCTTCAAGCTTCTCAATATAATCATGAATCGTGTCACGAATTGTCTCAGCCTCTCCCTCATCAATTACATTGTCATCATCTGATTGAATAGCTTTGCTGATTTCCTTATCGAGCTTCTTAAGGTAGCTAATAGCTTTCTCACAACCTACGGTAGTTTGTCCAGAGTGATGTGGAATTCCTTTCATTCTATTGAACAGATAACTGAGAAAGTCGCCATGGTCTCCATCATCAGACCAAGTGCGCGGACGGGCTTCCTCTTCATCTTCAGGCTGTACTATAACCATCTCAAGGGCACCAGGAAGCATTCCTTCGGGGATGTTCAAATCAAAGCTGCTATCATCCAAGAGGTCCTCTTTTACTTCAAACCCTTCGTCATCAGCAGCATCTTCAACTAGTAGGACAGCATTCGGAGGCCCCATTCCTAATCCTGGGCCGGGGCCAGTACAATTATCTTCCTTTACTGGTTCCATATCATCCAACTCGACCTCTATATCCAACTCGAAGGAATCATCAGAAGTTTCACCATCTTCAGACTCTTCCAATAGACGGAGTAGCTGGCTAAAATCACTCTCTTCTGGCATGGTTTTCACCTCTATATCTTCATTATTTGTCTCGGACATTCATCCCTCCGGTAAGCATTCGTACATTATTCCTGATTTATTGACAGGTTATTGGCTAATTTTTCTAAGGAAGGGTTGAATTCCATAGACTGTTTACTGATATTTATCTCTCCAGTATCATTATACATCGCATAGATGCCAGTAAACGCTTGACCAGAACCATAATTATTAGAATATCCCGACATTGGATAGCTATAAAGTCCATAGCTCCCAACTCCATTAAATAAACGTGGGTACAAAGGACTTGGCCTTATAGCAAAGTCGCGAATCTTCTCTCCGCCCTCTCCATAATCACAATGAACTATATTCTTATCTTCAACTATCCGATCAGCATAGACACATCTTTCCCCTGTTTGACCAAAGACATAAACTCGTCTATTTGCTTTCGCCTGCTTCTCCCTCAAGTCCTTATCAATATCTTCCAGCACAACCATGCTTTCAACCGAGTTACCCGCTGCTCTACATCCTGCTGCAACTGGCAGTCCAAATGGACAGCTCCTTACCCCTGGTTTACGTATAACGCTAGTTTTATTTAATAACGGTAGATTGTTAGTCATTAGAGCACTTAACCTCTTTAATATATTTCTGGTAATCCTTCGCTGCTGGTCCAGCACCCATCTCTTTCCAATACTTTACATTAGAAGGCTTGTCACAATACTCTGCAATCTCAACAGGGTTGATCATATTGATGCCGTCTTTCGCATCCTGATCAGATCCATCCTGTTCTTCTCTAGCTTCATCAACTAGCTTCGTCCAACCTTCACCATAATCCTCATTTTCTCTAAAAAATGGTGGAACCTTAGAAGTACGGACGAATCTTGCGACTCGCACTTTCCTTTCATACATCAGGTTACCTCCAGTATACGCTTATTCTCAATCAGATGCTTGGTAAGCAACTTGGTCATAGGAAGATACTGTATAGCTCCATCCTCAATCAACTCATTCAACATCCCGTCATCTTCTCTTATAATCTTATTTACCATCTCTGATGCATATCTTCGATTGACACCATTTAACAAAGGAAGGTTTATTTTTAGCGCCCTTCTTAAATTCTCTGAAAATGAAAAGTCATACCTGGCTTTAAAATAATAAGCTCTAAGCATTCTTTTAGGATCACTCTTGAAAGATACATCACATGATACTGGACAGTCTAACAGTTTTGCTCCGATATCTTTCTTAGCCCTTCCCGTAATATCTACCTCTCTCTTATAGTCAGGACTAAACATCAGGGTATTTACTGTAAAATCTCGGCTATAAGCTTCTCTCTGCATATCAGTAGGATGACGAATTCCTTTCTTGGCAAGAATTTCATCAATGCTGGGATACTTGAAATTCTTGCTAAAATCATACTTCACCTCGTTATCATGAACAAGGATATGATCATCCGCAGCCTGGGTCACACTCTTTCCAAGGCTATTTGCAAAAAGATGTCCTAAAACATATACATCTGAATCACCAGTAGTAATATCTATATCTGCAAGCTCATGTGGGCCACCAATTACAGCATTCCTTGGTACACCCCCTACAATATACGGATCACTGAGACCATGCTCCTTTGCAAGATCCTGTAACAATTGTAGGGAACGCTTAATACTCATTATTTACCTTTTAGACAACTCTTTCTCTAATCCGGAAACTGGAGCCTCTGGCCCCTTAGGTGCTGGTGGAACTGTTGGCTCGGTATTTGGAAGGGGAGTCGGAGCGGCGGGTAACTCAGGAGCTGGTCCTGCTGAAGGTAATTCGGGCATACCTTGGTTCATTTCACTTGCTGGAATAACTTCTGATATTCCTGCTGCTCCAGGCTGAGTACTGCGCATCTTAGGTATAATCTCTTTAATCTTATTACTTGCATAAGTATAAGCTTCGATTAAACGTCCTTGAGCATCAGTCAACTCTGGAAATAATCCAGACAGATTCATGTCATGCAAGTAAAAGTCTATCCTTGCAATGTCTCTTGCAAGATCCCTTCGCTTTAGACTCTGATCGATTCTTTGTAGTTCAGTAATCAGGGGAGACAATCCTTCCATAGCTTCTTTTACAATAGAGCTTGGTTTACCAGTAAACTCTTCAGCAGCTGCTAGTAATATTAGTCTGCCAACTGGAAGCCCACGTTTTCCAAGCTGATTAGCAGTTTTAATTACCGTATCATTAACCATGCTAGCTACTCTAAGGCTTCTAACCTTCTTCCTAAGCATATTCAAAGCATCTTCAATTACTCCGAGCTGCTCATCTCCAATAACGTCTCGATATTTCTCAAGCAATTTATCAATCGCAAATGTCCTATTTACCAACTTGGCCCTTCCTGATTCCAACTTTTCCTTCTCTTCCTGAGACCTAAGCACTTCTGCAGGTTGAAAGGGTTGCATAGGTGAGTCCATAGCGTTATCTTCACCAGCTATATAAGGCTGATTATACTTTGGAAGATAATATCGATTATCTTCATCATAAAGGGCAAACTTATTCCTACTCTTTTTATTCGGCCTAATATTCATATTGCCCTCACTATCATGCTTAATCTTGTCATTCAAATCATATAGAGCTTTGTCGGTACCAAATTTGAACTTGTACCATGCTGCAAACTCAATGTTCTCAGGTGACCTCAGCTCACTGGAAACTTCTACAAGTGCTCCTTTCTCATCACCCGTTTTCAAATAGCGGCTACGAACCTTCATCGCTAATTGAGACCACGCAATTTCATTATTTGGACTGAATTTGGTCCACTTAGAGTAAAACTTAGGGTAAGCCTTTTTATGTTCAAGCCCTCGACTACTTATCCACTCTAATACTGCAGGGCGAAAGCTAGTTAGGTTTCCAAAGTCAAACTTGTCTCTTTTTTTGAACATAAACCGTTTAAGATCAGACTCTTCCTCATCAGATAATATAATTCCCATTACGTCATCTATTAGTTCTTCAGCAAATAAATCTATATAGTGGAAGTCCTTGTACTCTTCATCATTGGATACTCCAAGCTGACTTGCTATCTTTGCATCATCAACCGCTTCAGTCCACATCTGAAGGTCCATAGCATCCTTAGAGCGCATTAGAACCCCAGTCATATACTCATTTAATTGCTCTGGAACATTATTCATTATTCAAACTCTACGTCTATCGGTTTATTCCCAAGTGCGTTATCTAAAATCATCGAATGCCTTGCTCCAGCTTGCCCGCCAAATGAAGAAGCATCTCTCATCTTCTCATTAAGCTTGCCCATGAAGATTACAGTAAGTTCTGGATCAACCTCTTGAAGAGCTTCCCTCAATGCATCTTGCATCATTTTTACCTGGTCAGTCATCACATTAACATTTACATTAACATCTACCTGTTCCCTATAACCCTCTTCATACTTCTTCTGCTGGTCAATAATACTCATAAACTGAGTAAGATATCCTTGCAATAACTTCTCAAGGTTAGTATCAATAAAATCAAACTCATCTGCTTTATTAAATAGTTTTTCAATCCTGCTTTCTATGATTGTCCAAACTTTTAGAATCTCCTGCCGGGTATCCATCTCCTTTGTTGCCAAATCATGGATTGCATCCTTATATGCAGCAGTTCTCTCTATCTCATGCTTAACCTGCTCATCTTTAATAACTTGCATGCTAAGACGTTTGTTCTCACGGACTTGTGTCAACAAGTCTTCACTAAGATTCAAATACTTCTTCTTAAACATCTGTATTGTTGAAGAACTGACTCTTAAATGAGCCTGTCTCTTCTTAGGGTAACATTGCCTGAGCTTAGTTTCGATTGAGCGTACAGATTCCCCATCAGTCAACCACTTTATGATCTCCTCTTTCTTCTCATGATTTAGTATTTTATTATTGGGAGCCATATCTCTCTTCCTCCTAAAAATAAAAGGGCCCTATAGAGCCCTTTTCTCATTGACCTGCAGAGCCTTTATCAAATTTTATACTTCGATTCATCGAGGCCTGACATTCAAATTTTGACTATCCATCAACTGTGTAGACCCAAGATAATTCTGAGAAGAAGGTGTCTGATGAGCAGTACTTCCACCATAATAACGGATGCCAGTATCACTGACAAAACCATTGGCAAAGTCATAGACTTTCTTAGACAGAAGATCTTGATACACTCCATCACTTACCCGAAGCATCATAACTCCTGGATAATCTGGACTATACCTGGTCAATAGCGGGTGACCTCCACCCTTATGGTTTTCCATATCAACTTCAGAGATGGTATTAGCTTCATCTACAAGTGCAGTGAAGAAAGTCTCACTGTTGTTTGCTTTAGAGTCATACAACGCTGAAGCATCAGGAAGCTCAGCCGTCTTCTCCATATTTGCTGTCAACTCAAGATAAGTCTCTATAAAGTCAGACTCAGCAGTATGTCCGTCAGAATCTAATAGTAAAGCATATAACTTCAAGTTGCCTAAAGCTTTGCTATAGTCACTATCACTCTCTTTGCATGCCATATCAATAGCATTTGCCACAACCTTGTGACCATTGCGATCCATATAATCTGCATACCTAGTTAACTTATTAAAGCTCATATGAATTACTCCCCAGGGTAGAACAACATTGCATTATTAGACATGCTCATACGTTGCGCCCTTTCCTCAGCTGCAGCTGCAGCTTCTTTAGCAAATTGCTCCATAGCTGTAAGCGGTTTGGCCTCTTCACAATACCCAACCCTCATAAGATCCATCAAATCATCATGTGCAATCTTATGGAAATCATGTCCAAATTTGTCATTTATGATTGAAAGTATTTCAGTTGCTTCGATGAAGTCACCATAAGCAGCTTTATTCAAAGCAGTCTTATGGAGGTCATTGAAATTCATATCGTACTTGTCAGACAAGAATGGGTCAAATTTCTCACCATCGATCTTATTTGCAAAGCTTCGAAGGCTATCTTCATTAAACAACCCTGCCATAGCACCAGATGTAAAAGAGTTAGGCATTAGAACCTGATCGCTTATAACTTCTACTGGTACATCAATCCTTTTCTTCCCGCCCTTCCCAGTAATATTGGTTGCAAGTGTAATACCTCCTGCAAACTCGCTATCAACTACAATGGTATCATGAACTATATTCGCCATTCGAAGCTCATTTGATACCAACTGCTTTGCACTAAGTACAGTATCTCTTGGGTATGACAGTCCGGCTTCAACCAAAGTCTCTCTAATTAAGCTCTCTCCCAGACCAACAAGGGCTGGAGGAAGCTCTACGGCAGCCATCTTATCATCAATCTCACGCACATCATTAAGTGAAGCATCTGTATGCCCAATATGATCCATGAAGAAAGCTGGGCCTTCGGGAATTATGTCAGACATCTCGCCATTACCGTAGTCTGCTTGTACAGATACAGTATCTTCCATCCCAGTAATACGATTGAGGGTATCAAGTACGCCCTTTGGTGTAGAACTACCTTCTACTGACGCAACATTATTTACATAAGCTTTTAGGTTTAATGCATTGAGATCTTTGAATTCATTACCTGAAACAAAAATGCTTGGCATTAATACGCTGCCAAGCTTGATTTCTGCGGGAATCATGAATGGAACCCTGCCATTACGAGTATCTACTTCAGCAGCATATACTACGAAATTAGAGTTCTTTGCAGCAATCTCAACAGCCGGATTAATAAATCCTAGGCTCTCAAGCTCAATTGCAACTCCCTTTCGACCATTTTCTACAAATGAGCTTTTGACCACATTAAGTCCGGGCTCATCACTCCATAGTCCTTCAAGGGCAGATACGTCAGCTTGATTAGCAATTTCAATCTGCTCACCACTATCGCGTAACCCTCTCACATGAGAGTCATTATAATTTGCAACCTTGCTTACCCTATCTTCAGCCAACAGATCACCCAGCTCTTCTTTAAAAGCTTCTCTATTGCCTAAACCAGATACATCATCATACAAGCTCTGAACTTCAGTCTGATTGATTGAAGTAATAGCCCCTTCTTTACCAAGCTTTTGCTCTAAGACACGTTGCATACTACGAATTGCCTGATCGTGTGGATACTTAGAAGCAGCAACTTGAAGGCGACCTACCACATCACCAAGAAAGTATTCTCGGCCATTCAACATAGTTTCAGCTTGTTTTGCGAGATCCTTGATCTGATCTAAAAGTTCTTTATTTGACATCTTCTTAGGCTCCTCGAATCAACTTAAGGACAGTTTCTCTACGCTCACTGGTCATTGCTTTGGTCATCAAAGCATCAATCCATTCTTTATCCTGAGCCTTGTTTTCAACATAGCTGGCAAAGGCGTCTGCACCATCAGGAAACTTATAAGTCTCCTTAGCAAAACGAAATATTGGGGTTTTACGATAAGCAAGTGTCACATTTTCACCACTGTTATCCGAGATGGCTTTAAAATCCTTAGTATTCTCTGAGCCAGTGACAATGTCCTCCGGCTCATTATACAAAGCAAATAGATACTGATCACCATTATCACCTGTACGAAGTTCCCACAGCTGGTCTGAACCATTAACTGATTTGTAACGATCTACAGCAATCTTTTTAAAGTACTGCTTGTACTCGCTAAACTTGTAATTGGTCCGTTTTGTATTGACCACTTCCTCTAAAGAATTCCAATCAAAGTCACCTGACATCCTTAAGCCTCCACAAACGCTAAACCTACATTTTAATTGTCAAATATTGATAGTACGTACTTATTGAGGTACTATTTTAATTAGTAGAATGTTAAATCTCTGCCAGATCCTCTCTAAGCTGAGACATCCTGGTAGTAATCTCCAATATATCTGGGTCACTACTGCACAATTTCCGTAATTTCTTAAGGGCTCCGCCATACCTTTTGCCACCATTAGAGTAGTCAATATTCCCTTTTAGGATCTTATGTATAGTGGTTTGGCATAACCCAAGACTATCTGCTACCTCCATCTGAGTCCTCTGTTCATAGAATATCTTCTGAACTACCTCACTTTGACGGCTGGTAAGCTTGTTAAGTATAAGATTGTTGATGGATTTTATAAGCTTTCCAGTCAATTCTAATAATTCATCCCTTCTTTCGTAATCTGCCTCACTAAGATCTGATGAAGTAGTGTGAAAATTAGATAATATGTCAGGATCTACAAGTATTTCTCTAAATGAGTGCTGTAAATGGTCACTTTTGCCGATAGGTCAACTCCATACGTGGAAGGTATTAAGATTTAATAGAACTTGTCTTTCACTTACTTACAACAACTTCTATTAATTTTCTATGGCTTTGATACTTTTCAACTACTGCATATAAAAACAACAACCAGATTTTAAGCAAAAAAGAGCCTGGCACTTTGAAGGCCAGGCTCTTAAGCTATTAATTGGTTTCAGATGTAATTGAGATAGCTTCCTCTACTCTTATTACCTCAGACTCATAGTCTTTCATTATTTCTTCAGCCTGCTTCATGCAAACTACCAGTTCCTTCTGAAGCTCTTTAGACCTATCAAATGGATTCCCTATAAATTTCAAAGGGTCCCCAAAATCTTCAGCAGCCGTTGACCACATATCATGCTCATTTTCATCAACTAGCTCCTTCTCCGCCTTGAGCATTTCATCTATATTACCTTCAGTGACAATATACTCGACATCTCCTCTAGCCTCAAGCTTCCCCTCTAATTCTTCTCTAGATAGTTCGGATAAAATGGAAGAAATGAATTTCTGAGGCCTGACTTCATCCAACTTTTTAATCTTGGCGGCCTTTCTAACAAGTTCCCGGTCCTGCTCAGTAATCTGCTCAGCCATATTTTCAAAATCTTCTTCCTGAGCATCTTGAGTTAGCTGCTCATAAGTTTTAGCCATCTGACTCACCTTCTACCTGGCTCTTAGCCTTTTCAAATGCCGATGTAATCTGTACAATAGCATTAACATATTTTTTAGAACCACTATCCAGCTTGGCATCAAGACCTTCTTCAATGCACTTATCAACATAGAATGAACATAGGAATGATAGTTCCTCCGGAACAACTACTTCTCTGGCAAATAATTCCTCTAGACTTTCAGCAATTCTCTCATCTCCTGCCCTGTCCAAAACCCTCTTCTCTGCAGCCTCACTGGTAATCTTC